ATTGCAACCAGGCTTTAAACATGAATGTTTTTAGCCTCATCGATGTGATCGTCAACTCCCTGTCCCGGAGAGGTCCGGGAAAGGAGGTGCGCCTGCGAATTGATCCGGAGACCGCGACTCACTTAGGTGAGTATGCGGGCCTCCTGGGTCTTCGCAAACGCAAGTTGACTGAGTGGGTCCTGCCCGGGGATTCGGCGTATGAGGCACTTCTACTGCAACGTGCAGTGTCTGAGGTGCTCTACGACAACATTCCCAAGATGGGTTTCTTCCCACTCGGGGAACAACTACAAGTGTTCCTCAAGGCCCGTGATTGGCCCCGACAATCCTTTGTCGGTTTTGCCAAATTTTTCACGGCGTGGCCGATGGCCCGTTACATGCACCAGGCTGAGCTTCCTGCTCGCCCGGACGGTTTCACGGGTCATCCATTGGTATTTGGGGGGCGGATCAAGCGATTGCTAAAGAACCGCCTGGTGTCGTTCAACGACCGGAATGCGCAGTTGTGGCTCGGCTTCCTTCAAGGAGTCAAGCGCGGTTGTGCCCCAGTCTCGGACGACGTTGTCCTGGCGGCAATGGTGAAACACCGAGCCGCTCTGTCCCGTCCCCCCCCTGTCGAGTCTGATCCCTGTCCCGCGTTCCAGCAGTATTGCTACCGCGCCTTTAATGGGACGGATCAGGTCACCTCTTTCCAGAAGGTGACGGCCAGGCTCTTAGAGCCTAGCTCTTCGGCCTCCTGGGAATCCAAGAGGTCGGATGGTGGTGCTCGCGAATTCCTTCGCGAGGAGTTCGGTGACGGACAAGGGGATGCCCTCCTCTCCATGGTTGAGACCCGTCCGGGTTTCATTCGGGAGTTGAGGGGTGTCCCCTCCCTGACCTTTGACGAGGTCGAGGCCGTCGCAAGAGAACGTCTGACGTGGGAACGTTATGACGTCCACCGAACTCGGACGGTGAGGTACAGCCGGAGTGGTTTCAGTTGGGAGGTCGATGACCTGTACAACGAGGGACCACACTGGGACGGAGTCCCCCTCTTCCCGGAAGGGAGTGGGAAGGACCCAGAGGTCTCCGAGGGTGAAAATTCGCCCCCGGAGCCTCTGCACGTTCAGGTCTCGGCTGTCCTCGAACCGCTCAAGGTTCGACTCATCACCAAGGGAGAGAGTCATCCTTACTGGTTGGCCCGGTTCTTTCAGAAGAAGTTGTGGAGGTACCTTTCGGTCCTCCCCTGCTTCGTTCTGATCGGCCGGCCCCTCAGTTCGTTTGACCTTTCCCAGCTACTCGACAGGGAGCAGCGGATAGACTTCCCCTCCCCACTCACAAAGTGGGTTTCGGGAGACTATTCCGCTGCGACTGATGGCCTGGACATCAGAGTGACCAAGATGATCTTTGAGATCGCCCTGGACCGCTCCGAGCTACCTCTGACTACAAAGGAGGTGCTCCGGGGCGTGCTGTACGAACAGCGACTCTGGTATCCAAGCAAGTTGGTGGCGAAGGCGGAGACTCTCGGGCTCGACCTGAGTAATGTCATGCAGGCGAACGGACAGTTGATGGGGAGTGTTTTATCATTCCCGGTCCTCTGTCTCGCTAACCTGGTGGCTTACTGGCGAGCCCTCGAGCTTTACCTCAATGAGCGCGTGGAACTTGAAGATCTTCCCGTCTTAATCAACGGGGATGACATCCTGTTCCGTGCCAATGACGAGCTTTATGAGCTCTGGAAGACGAGTGTGGAGTCCGTGGGATTCACTCTCTCCCTCGGAAAGAATTACATCCACCCTACCTTGTTGACTGTGAATTCACAGTTGTACAGGCATTGTGGAGGTAAAGATTTCCGAGAGATTGAGTTCCTCAACACGGGACTCCTCACTGGTCAGTCCAAGGTCACTGGCCGTACTTCGGCCCGGGTGAAGCCCCTTTGGTCCCTCTATAACGAGGTCCTCTCGGGTGCCCGGGACAAGCCACGCGCTCACCGCCGCTTCCTTCACTACCACAAGTTGGCAGTGCATCAGTCCACACGAGGGGGAGAGTACAACCTCTTCCTCCCTCCTGAGAGAGGCGGTTTGGGCTGCCGGCTTTACGCCGGCGTCCCGTTCCGTGCAACATCTTTCCAGCGACGGTTCGCTGACTTCCAGAATCGTCGGTATCTTACCGACATCACTGAAGGCCGCGTTCCCAAGCTCGAAACCGTTGCCGTGGTCCTTGACCACAAGGTGGACAGGGCTTTCCAGCTCCATCACACCCCCTCTCTCGTTGCCACGCCCCACACGGGCCCATTGCCATTCGGCGTTGTCAGGTTCCAGGAGCGTGAGTGGAAGTTTCCACTCCTCGCCCTCCCCCAGTGGATGGACCCGGACTCGGAGTCTCGCTTCCGTCAGCCTTCTCGGGCTGCGAAGCTGAACTTCCGGTCGGGTACCTCCTCTCGGATGGGCGATGCCTCCCTGATGACCTGGCCGTTCGGTGCCCTCGGCGAAATCGTCGAGAAGCCCGCGGCCCCCTGACACGCCGTCTTCTGACCTTAGCATGTCGTTAAACTGCTGACCCGGACAAGTCATGAACTGTCCATGGGGTCCTAGGAGCTAAGTCAGCCAAAACGGTGTCACGCCTCCCGTGACCTCGAGCAGTGAATCCCCTGTGGCAATACGTGCCGTCCTTCGGGACGGCGTGTTTTGCCAGCTTGGGTTCCTCCTGCTCTTGACTTCCGTGCTAAGCTCGTCGACGGCC